ACAGTAAATTGTTCAAAACTTTTCACAGACGTATATATACTGCTCTCAACTCTATATACTATCTCTCTATACTTTATATAAATATAGTGTAATAGTGTAATAGTAGTATGTTTTCAGCAGTAAAACCACATAATATAGGGCTTTTCAGCCATTACACAAGCTATTACACTACTATTACGCTCTTACGTTAGTGTAATAGATATCTATAATTTGATATATTTTGTAAATAATTCATGATAAGTATAAATTTGTGAATTAAAAAGAATTTACAAATTTATACGAATTTATATCGATTTAACGAGCATAATTATGAATAGTTTGTAAAAATTCTATATAATATATAAGAAAACATATAATGAATATGATTTCTTACAAAAAAAACAAAAGAGGTGAAAGTTATGGAAAACTTAAACAACATTGGAACAATCAACGAGTTAGCAAACAATGCTCAAACAGACAGAATAATTATTGAAGATTATAGAGATAAAATTTCAATGAAAATAGTTGAACTATCAAATATAGAAACTGACATTAAAGAAATATCTTTTGATTTCTTAGATTCAGTTGAAAACACTATTAATGAATATGTCGAGAAATTTGATTATATAAATATTGAAGACAATTTTATTTCAATTGAAAAAATAACTGATAAACCTTATTATAATTTTGATAATGAAGAAGATCTTATTTAATCAATAGCTACTGATATATATGAGTATGATTATTTATGTATAGATACTCATATTGAAGTAGAGATCGGAATACAATCTTTATAATATTACTTTTAAGTGCTCTAAAAAGCATTTAAAAGTTTAGTCCACACATTTAGTTGTTTTAACAATAAAAAGGCTTATAACGCATTTAAATAAGTCTTAAAATAAATATAAAAAGAGGTAAAAGTTATGAGTAAATTTATATACACTACAAAGTGCAAACAAACAAAAAACGTATATGGTATTAGAGAAATTAATGACAATGAGTATTATGCTTTTTGTGATAAAGATTTTTCAATTAAAAAATTAATAGGTGATAAAAATAATAAAGATATATTTATTAGTAAAATGAATAAGATCTGTAAAGAAGATATTTATAGTGAATCTGAATTTATTAAAGATTTCTTACTTGATATAAGTTCAGTTTTATACGAGTTATTATAATGAATAATTTAATAGTATGCGATATGGTATTGAATGATACTGTATCAGAAGAAAACAAACAACTTCAAAAATATATTGAAGATAAAGAAAAAGAATTAAAAAATGGAACATGTTTATTAAGTGAGGAATTAGTAAACTTAACAAAAGCTATATTGATTGAAAAAGAAAAAGAAAATAAAGAGAAAGGATATGAAGACTATTAATGATTATATTGACTTTAAAAAAGTTGGATCTGTTTTTACAGACTTAATGTTTTTTGAAAGAACAAAAGATATTTTGTCTGATAGTTTGTTTAATTACTTGAAAGATTATTATAATGATATTGAATTAGATAATAATAAACTTAAAGAATTAACTAAAAAAGTATGTTTTCAGTTTTTAGTGAATGAAGATATAATGTTTAAAAATAAAGAAGTTCTTATAAATGATATTTCAGATACAGCTGAAGAATGTATTTATGATTATTTCGACTTCAAAGATATAGATAGTTGTCTTATATAGTCAAGTAAGTTTGTATGAAAGTATATTTACTCTCATACAAAATTATATATAATGACAAAAAACTCTCTAATACACGCATAATACGCACTTCAAACAATAAATATTTTTCAAAAATACTACAACTTTCATAGTGGATATCATATATAAATACATACAATCTTATTACAATATATAAATAAATTTATAAAAAGGATATAGAATGTTGAGAATTGTGAGTTTTAAATATGTTATATATGCATATATTGTATTTCATATTTTGTTCGTGTTAGCTTATGTATTTTCATAAGCTCAACATTAAAAAACTTTTAGTTAAAAATAATTTTTAAATTTATACGAATTTATATCAATTTAACGAGCATAATTATGAATAGTTTGTAAAAATGCTATATAATATATATAAGAAAACATATAAGGAATATGATTTCTTGTAAAAAAACAAAAGAGGTAAAAGTTATGGAAAAATACAATACAAATAAAGCAATACTATTTCTACTTAATAGTTTTATAAAAAAAGAAAATCATTTAAAAACTATTAAAGAAGATTATGAAGAGGCAATTAATTGTTCATTAGATATATTGAACGAAAGAACTTTTGAATATTCATTTCATATAACTAATGATTTTAATTTCTTTTTAAAAACATTATTTATAAGAGATATTATTATAGAAATGAAATGTAAATTTAATTTAAGTTATGATATTATTATTAATGAAGATAAAAATATTTATAAATTAAATATTGTAATGTTGAAATAATTTTAAATTTATATTATTTTTATAATCAAAATAAACATAATATGGTAAATATTTGATATAATATATATAAGAAAAGGAATTAAGGAATCTTTTTCTTGCAAAAATAAATAAAAAAAAGAGGTAAAAAGTTATGAGTGAAGAAATTAAAAGAATAGAAGAATTAGATATTAACACAAATATTAAGAGTGAAAGATTCACAGAATTAAATACAATTGAAGAATTAGATAATTGTGAATTTAAAGAAGAGGAATTTATTCCAAGTTTTGAAGATTTAATAAAAACAGGACAGATCGGACCTGATACATTTTTATTTTTTGATTATAATAGAGAGAGATATATATATTTAAATGAAAAAACAGGTGACAAACAAGTTTTAGGAACAACTGCTGCAAGTTATAAATTATTTGACATATTTTTAGCATATGATATAAAATTAAAAAATCCAGCTTCAGATCTTAAATACGTTAAAAAAGTTAATGTTGAATTTGACGTAATGAAGCCAAAATTCTGGGAAACAGGATTGGGAACTCATTATAATGAATTTGATATAAATAAGACACAGATCGGAAAAATAAGAAGAGAAAGAAGAAAATTATTAAATCTTCCAAATAGAGTTATTTTTACACAAAAGTTGACATATTTAAAAATGTCATGTCCAGCACTGTATTCATTATTTGATAATTTATTCGAGAATGACGACGAAGCTATAAAACATTTTATAAATTGGATAGTTAGTTTTATAATGACTGGAAAAAAGATTCCAACAGCTTTTATGTTCTCAAGTTTAGAAGGATCTGGAAAGGGTGTATTAAGTGATATTGTAATGAATTATTTGTTTGGAAATGATTATTCAACTTCACAAATGGCAGAAAAACTTGGTGAATCATTTAATGGATTCTTAGAAAATAAATTATTTATAAACTTTAATGAAGTGTCAAGTGATTTTTCAAAGAAAGATACAACAACGCAAAGACTTAAGAGTTTAATAACTGATAATGAATTTAATTTAAATGTTAAATATCAAAAAGATTTTGACGCTAAGAATAATTTCTTAATAATGTTAAGTCAAAATAATTTAAACGGAGTTAAAATATCTCTTACAGATAGAAGATTTAATTACTTTGTTCCACAAAGAACTCTAAAATCTATTGCAGAAAATGATTTTAATATGAGTATTAGAGAATTTGTTGAAACAAAAATAAAAAGTGAACTAGAATACTTTGTAAATTTTCTTGCAGCATTTGATTATGATTTATCAAAAGCTAATGACTTATACGAAACTGAAAGTAAAAAAAGAAGTCAATTGGCAACTTCAAATCCTTCAGAATTTTTATTTAGTTTAATAAAAAATAAAGATATAGAAACTATTAATAGAGAATTTTTAGATATGGTTGAAATGTATGACACTTCAGATAGTAAGCAAAAGTATGACGATAAATATGTTTCATTCATATTCAATAAAACTGAAATACTAGAAAGAATAGAGTTATCTTTTGAAAGAAATTTTATATCAAATGTAGATCTAACTGCACTTTATACTGTGTTAGTTGACGATAATGGAATAACTTCAGATAGAGTTATTAAAAAAATAATGGATAGTCAACTTGGAAAATCTGTATCAAAATCAATTAAAGGTAAAACGTTTAGAGGAAAAGACTTATCAAGTATAGAAGATACTGAAAATGAAGAAGATTTAGATTTTTAATTAAATTCATATTCTTATTAGCATAAAAATTAATATCGTTAAAAATTTAGATATAATATATATAAGAAAACACAAATAATTTATGATTTTCTTGCAAAAAACAAAACAAAACAAAAGAGGTAAAAAGTTATGGGAAAAATATTAAGAGAAACAAATATTAGAGTATTTAATTACAATATTAAATATGTTTTTAATAAAAATGGAACAGAATATTCTGTTGAGAGAAGTTTTAGTAAGATTGAAAACAGTGATACTGATTATAAAATTGATATTAATCAAATAGAAAATAGAATATCAATAATTGCAATAAATGAAGACGATTATAATTCTTCAATAGTTGAAATGAATAACAATTTAAGTTTAGAAAATACATATGAATGTCTTTTAAATATAAATAAAATGTTCTTCTTTGACAATTAAGTGAGTTTATAATGTCATGTATTATTTTAAACAAAATATTAAAAAAGTAAATGAAAATGATTCAAAAATGCTGTATCTTTTATTTGATACAGCAAAAAAATCATATAATGAATTAATATATCATGCAGAAAAGAAAAACTCTCTTGAACAATTTAATATTAATAGTGAAATTGTGAATAATTCAAAAAACTTTAAAAAATTAGGACCAGCTATAACAAGATCAGTAGTTGGAAATTATAATATAAATATTGGAAATTATAATAAGAATATAGCAAAAGACGCAAGCTATACTAAACCTAATTTTAGACATAAAGATTCTGAATTTTTTATAGCATTTTTTGGAAGAATGGTAAATATTGATTATAACAAGAATATAGTCGAATTAAAACTTAATAAAAAATCAATAATATTTAATATTCCAAATAATTTCAATAAAAACAAGTATAAAATATCACAAGTAAGATTACATAAAACAAAACATAATTATTATATAGTATATCATTATAATAAGAATGAGCATAAAATAATCGGTGAAAACAAAGCTGGTATAGATTTAGGCGTTGATATAATTATAGCTTGTTATACGCCAAATTTCAAGCCATTATTAATATCTGGAAAATATCTTAAATTTCTTAATTATAAATATAATAAAAAAATATCTGAATGTAAAAGTGAATTTGAAAAGAATAAATTATTTTATGAAAGAGATATAAAAGTTAAAGCTGTATTTAATTATATACTTAAAAGATTATTTGATTATTTAAGATACACTGGAACAGCTGAAATTTTTGTTGGAGATTTTTCTGGAATAAAAGATAATAACAATATTGTTGCTAGAAATTTTTATATGATAAGTTATTATATTTTAAAAAGAAAAATGAAAGATTATGCAAAAAAATATGGTGTAAGAATAAATTTCATTAAAGAAGATTATACTTCAAAGTCCTCATTTTTAGATTATGAAAAACCTGAATTTTCATGTAATTTTGTTGGAAATAGAGATAAAAGAGGACTTTTTATAACTAAAGATAAGAAAGAAATTCACGCAGACATAAATGGAGCAGCTCAAATTTTGTCTAAAAGATTTTACGTTCAAGATAGATTGAATATTCTTGAAAAACCATATTTTATAGATCTTGTAAGTAAAAGATATAAAGATAAAGTTGAGCTAAGAAAAAAAATATTAGATCTATTGAAATCTGAATACAAAAGAGAAAGTAAAATATATGATATATATAATAAATTTTATGATAATCCAAAAAAATTTACTCTTAAAAAATTTATTAGTTATGATATGGTAAGTAAAGAAAAAAGATATATATATTATAAAATTGATAACAATAATAACATTATTTCTAATTTGTAATACTATTACAATATAAGTTAAAAAAGGTTGGTAAAATGTTAATATTAAATAATTATAATCTTTTAGATTGTAAGCTATGCTGCGATATGTAGTATAGCTTCTTTTTATGTTATAATGTTTTAAAAATTTTAAGAGGTATTTAAAAATGAAAGTAATTAAACTAAATGAAAAAGGAAATGCTGTATATGTAAATTTAGCTGCAAATATTGATAAAAAAGATTATGTTGATAATAATGAAGATTGTTATCTTACTGACGAAAAGATAGAGACTGGAAAACTATACACGATAGATAGTGAAGGAAATTTAAAATTTAATGTTGATAAGACAAGATTATTTAAAATATATCTTAATAAGAAAAATGCAAAAAAAATCAAATCAAAATTATTACAATATATGTTAGTTAGTAATATTTTAAATTTGAATGAAGATAGAAAATACATTCTTAAAAAATACTATGATAAATTAAATCATGTAAAAGAAGATATGCCTGAAATTCCAGATTTTTTAATTGGTAAAATATAATGAAATTGACAGATCATTTTGAATTATCAGAGTTTTACAATACTTCATATAAAGATTTATTAGAAGAGAATAAAATAGAATCTTCTAAAAATATTGCAAATATCGTAAAGACTGCAAAAATGCTAGAAGAGATAAGGAGTGTTGTAAATACAAGTGTGATTATAACGTCTGGATTTCGCTGTGAGAACTTAAATAGAACTGTTGGCGGAGTTTACAATTCTAAACATTTGTATGGATTAGCTGCAGATATAAGATTTAAACATGTTCAACTTGAATATGCATTTAGATTAATAATTGAATCAGATATAAAAAGTATTAGAAAATGTATATTAGAAAATGTAAACGGAAGGAGCTGGATTCATGTTTCATATAAAGAAGACGAGTCGGAGCCAACTGAATTTTATACTACAAAAAATGGGAAAAATTATGAAAGAGTGTTTAAAAGATAAACTATTAGAATTAATAAGCGAGGAAAATGGAAGATTATCTCATACGAAATTGTGGAATAATATCTCTTCATTTTCTATAATATTATATTTTCTATATAGTATATATAACAAAACTGTTGATAATGAGCTTGTTTTAATAGTCGGAGGGTTATTTATTGGAAATAGAGTTGGATCTGGTTTTAGACAAAAACTTGTTGATAAAGACAAATAAGAAATTATGATAAAATAAATAAAAAAACAAAAGAGGATTCAACATGGACGACAAACAAAATAACTTATTATTAATTTCAGAACTTAAAAGTTCAAATAAACTTATTAGTGAACATGTTGTCTATTTGAAAGAAGATTTCAAAGAAATGAAAGTCGAACTTAGAAATATAAGTAAAATTCTTGAAACACAAGTTCGTCATTCTGAAAAATTAAGTCATGTTGAAAATGAACTTAAATTATTGAAAAGTAATACTAAAGATTACTCAAGATTATCTACAAAAATAGAAAAGCATGAAGAAGAAATAAAAAGCATAAAAAGTCATTTATATAAGGTTGCATTTGCAATAATAACTATTATTATAAGTGCACTTTTGAAACATTTTAATATATAATTAAGTTTGTATTTGATATAATTTTAAATGAAGGGGCATGCTGATCTTGTCAACATGCTTTGTTATTTGGAAGATATTTTAAAGAGAATCACTCTGCAAAGGTAATTAACCTTTTACGTTATAATTATAACAAAAAAATCAAAGCTTATGATAATTATGCTCATAAAAACACTTAAAATTCACTTAAATTTACAAATTCTTTTAAAAAATCTGGAATTTCTGGAATATCTAATGTTTTTTTAGCAATTCTTAAATTTTTTCTAAATTCAATCACTTTATTAATAGATTCTTCGTCAAGATCAAGAGGATTATCTGCAAGAATTATAAAATCTGTATCACTAAGTATTTTATTTATTTTACTTTTGATCATTTTCTTACTTTTTAAGTTATTGAATATTTTATCTTCAACAATTTTGTTATCAATATATAAATATCTCTTTCCTCTTTCAAATTTATAATCAGTTAGAATCATATTTTCATTTTCTTTTACGAAAGCTTTTTGAGAATCTTCATTCTCTCTTGGAATTGAAACAAAACTTATTATATTATCTTTTCCAACATTAATTATTTTCATGTATTTCACCTCTTTTTTTTGTTTTATTATATCTTATTATATAAAATCATGCAACATTTAAATTATATTGCATTAACTGTATTTGAATTTCCAAAAAATACAAATGTAAACTCTGGCTCTAAATCAACAGACAAACTACCATTTTCAGTATCTCCTGCAAAATTATTTTTTAAAGTTTCAGGTCTAAATACTTTATAATAATTTCCACCTTCCTCTCTATCTCCATGAGTTCTATCTATAAAACTTTTTAATCTATAAACTGTTCCAGGATCTGCTGGATCTGAATATAACGAACCTTGTGCAACTACAGAATATTCGTCCTCATTCAAAAGTGTTTCAAAATCTACAGCAAATTCGATAACATTATCGTTATCTTCATAATTATTTACAAAACTTCTTATATTATAACTATGTAATATCTGTGTTGTTCCGTCGCTCAATATTTTTATTCTACAGAATGCTTTAACTTTTGATTGATTTGTATTATATGATAAAACTAACAATGTCCAGTTATCTCTATATATTCTCGGATCTTTATTATATGAGTTTTCAACAGTGCATATATAAATAATACTATCTAGTGCTACTATATCGTTTTTCTTGTATACACTTGTATTAACCCACTTCTTACCCTCAACTTTTGACGCTTCACTTAATTTTCCACGCACACTTGGCGTGTTGTTTATAGTTTCGTCTTTTTCATTTCTTAATAATTTTGCTAATTTATCTGTTGTATCACAAATAACTTTTTCGCATTCATAATCTGTCATTTCATTTCACCTCGTTTATTAATATTGTTTTGGAACTATTGTAAATCCATAATCTGTATCAAGCCAATATCCGTCTCCATAATCTACTATTTGAAAGACAATAAAATTTTTATCTTTATATCTTACTAGTAAATTATTATCTGCTGATTCAGTATATACTTGATAATCATTATCTGATAAATTCAATGTTGTATTGAAGTTAAATTTAACCAAACCTTCTTTTATTATTTCAACAAATGCTATATTATGATTATTTCTTAAATATAATCCGTCATATGCTATTTGAAAATTACAGCCAGCTGCTGCATATATTGATCCAATTTGACACGTATTAGTTTTTGTTATTTCCCAGAAATCAGATCCTTCGAATGGCTTATTATTTGTATTGTCGTCAGACTTTGAAGTATATAATGAAGAGTTATAGGATATAATATCTCCATTTTTATACGTCAAATTACTATCATATAATTCACAATTATTATTATTATATAATAATTTTAGATCTGATAAATTCTCTATACTATCTGATTGATTTCCAGATAATTCATATATAATTTCATTAAATCTACTTTTTACTCTACATGCATTTTGCATTAATTCTATATCTGTCATTTAACTAACCTCTTTAATTTTAATGGCTTATGAAGAAAATATCAACACGACAATCTGTATTTTGTAATATTGTGCTTCTGTTTGTTTTGAATTTTAATAAACCTGTGCTCGGATCATTCTCTAATTCTCTTGTATATAGTCCAAATTTTATTTTATAATCTGAATTATCAGCTGAATCTTCTGGAAATTGTGTTTCTTCATTTGAGTTTGATATTGCAGATATTATTTTCCCCGAGCTTGAATTTATATTTTCAATATCTATGATTATTGATATATCGTCGTCGTCAGATACTGCTACACTATTTACATTTTTTGAATACAATATTGTAAGATTACTTAATAGAAAACTTACATATCCTGCTATTCCATATCCCTCAACTACTGCGTCTGTTTTTATAGCTTTCCAATATGTTTTATCGCTAGTATCAATATCTCTACAATTCTTTAAACATACAAAAACATTATTGTCAAATGATACGATATCGTCTTTTTGATATGTATAAGTGCTATTATAGAGAGATCCGGGTTTTAATATTTCTGCAATTGCATACTTTCTATAACTATCAATCTCAATACTATCACTTAAAATAACAGTATCCGTTTTCTCTCCATTTATAAATGTATCATAATCATTAATTAAATTTTCTAAATTTTCTGGACATTTAATCATTTCTTCACCTCTTTTTATATTTTACATTATAACATACAAAGTAAATTAAGCAAAATCTATTCTATTGTTTATAATATACATATTGAATGATATGTTATATATATTATTTTTTAATGAAACAATTGGATTAGAAATAATATCACAAATAAATTCTTCATAAACTCCATATACACTTAGATCTGATTTAAATCTTAGTTTAGTGCTATCTGTCTGAAATATAATATAATCATAAAAATCAATAAAATCACTTTTACTTAAATTCAAACTTACTAAAACTGATATATGTTTTTGTGAAGATAACTTTTTCTTAAATAATATTTTTAAATCTTCATTAGTCTTAAAATAATCACTAAAACTTATATCATTATCTGTAAAAATAAATGGAAATTTTTCTTCTGCTAAATTCATGCTTTTATCCTCTTTTTATATTAATATGTATTTTTCTTCATATTCATTAACGTCTTCAATTATTAAATTATTTAAATTCACAAGACATAGTGCAATATCTTTCTTAATACTACTTGCAGTGATATTATTTGTTATATCAACATTCTCTCCTTCGAAAATTGACACAAATTCTGAAAGACATGAATTTAATTTTATACAATTTAGATCTGGTATATTGTTTTGTTCAACAACTGAAAATGAAACATTAAAAATATTATTTTCGATATATTTAATATTTGGAGTATTAATTATCTCAACTATTGAAATTTTATCAAAAATATTTAGATCAATTTCAAAAGTCTCTGTTCCGTATCTTAACGTTTCATTGAAAAATACATTCCATAAATTCAATTCGTCATTATTATTATCTAATCTTAATACTATATCATATTTATAATATCTTGAATTATGAAATCTTTTTCTGAATCCTGATTCAAAATCACATAATGAAAAGCCAAGGTCTATTTCAAAATTAAGTGATATAATATTATTTATTTCTTCTGGAATTGATATGCTCATTTCTTATACCTCTTTATTATTATATTGTATCATATATTTCAGGATTGTATTCTTTCAATATTAAGTTTACTTCAGTTGGATTTTGTAAATCTTCGTTAAATTCACCTGGCTTTATATTTGTTAATATGTAATCTTCAATTATCTCAACTCTATCTCCGATTGTTGCAACACATTCTTCTACTAAATCAATATTTAGATCTGTATTTATAACATTTGTAAAAGTATCTTCATAGAATGGATTGACATATATATTGCTAAATGTATCATTATTTTCAGTTTCAATAACACAATAATATTGTTTATCTTTTTCGAATTTAAATTTTTGACTTAATGTTATAGTTCCATTTATAATACTTACAACTTTTGATACAATAGTATTATCAAGATATTCAGTTGACACTCCAATTCTTGATCCGATTTCCGGAATAAGACCTTCTAGATCAGTTTTTATTTGACATGATTTAATTTGTTTTGTTTTTTTATTATAAAATATCTTTAAAGCTTTAGTTGCGTCTGCTTCATTGTTTATACCAAGTAATAGCGTTTTTGAATAAGATTTCATGTCTTCTGGATATGATATTGTTTTAGTTTGTATATCACCTTTTTCTATATACATACCCTGAACACCCTCTTCTAATTCATTGTCTTCTTGTAATTTATAAGAGAATGTAATACTCTTAGAATTATTTGAATTGAATAATACGCTTCTATAGTCAATCTTCTCTTCTTTTCTTATGACGAAATTATTTAAATATGGATAGATTATATATCCAAAACTTTTTAATACTGCAGATAATTGATCAAATGCTTTCTCTTTCTTATCTAAAATTAAATTAACTTCTTCATTAAGATCAGCTCTAATATCTAAATAATCTAAAGATTCAGACATTCCATATATTTTATTTGTCCATATATCTTTAACAAATTCTAACAATGTTTTAAAATTATTCTCTTTATCGTCAGCACCGACTTCAGAATCTCTCTCTGCCTCAACATTAACTTTTAATCCAGAGCTTTGAGAAAAACCTTCACCAACTTTTACTAGAAATGTTGATATTGTAAAGTTATCAGCAGATATCATTCCACTTTCACTTTCAAGTCCAATAACTGAATTTAACGTGCATTGTTTTGTGTCATTATTTCCAGATAACTCGTCTAATCTTTTTATTAATATTTTATATCTACCACTTTTAACTCCAAATACTATTGTTCTTCTTATTGCAGTTCTAGAAACAAAACTTCCGGAAAAACTTTTTTCTGAAACATATCCGGTTTCATTATCTTCACTATCAATTTCTACTAATTTAAAATTAATATTAACATAACTGCTTTTATCACTTCCTTCACTATCTACGTCAAAAATTCCATTGTCAAATGATATATTAATTAATACTTTATCTATTTTAGTATCTTTTTCATTTATATTTGTATATCCGATTTCCTGATATTGATCATTAATTTGTATTTGCTTTAATTCTTCTGGCTTATGTGATATAACACCCAAGTATTCATAAAAATCCACAAAATTATCTTTAAGATTATTTAAATAATTATATTTATTTCCAGTTTTTTCTGTATAACTTAATACTTGATTATTGTCAACAAGTTCATTTATATTTGTATCATTAAGATATGTATTTTTTACATTTATACTACCGACTCCAAGACATGTGTGAACACAAAGATATTGCATATTATTAATATAAAACATATAATCATTCGCTATTTTTTTTGGATAATATCTCATTGTTCCATACTGTATTTGAACTGAATCATTCAATGCAGCTGCAATTTGATTTATATTATTTGAATATACACTATTTTTTTGAACTTGATAAGGTTTTTTCGGTTTCATTAATTGTGATAAAATAATACTTATAACAATATTAACAACAATCATAATTAAAATAGTTGCTTGTGGCAAATCAGATAATGTTATTAAATCATTTTCTTTTAACTTTATATTGTAATCATTATCTAAATCTATTTTCTTTTTATTTAGAAATATCACTTTTTCATTATCAAATCCTTCTGGATATTTCTTTACTAAAAAATCTAATAATGTATCGTTATTTTCTAATTCATAATCACTAAATGAATAATTATCATTTTCTGATATATCTATATTCTTATAAAATACTTTCATTCTCTACCTCTTTTTTTATTCTTAAAATTTTTATATCTTTATTATTAAATAAATTTGAGTAAATTGGCTCTACACATGTTCCAACGAAATCATTCGGTGCATGTATAAAATAATACTTATCTAAAACAATTCCGATATGTTTATACGATTTACTATCTTTATCTTTTATCAATATTATATCATTTTTATTTTTAAGATCAAAATCAATCTCGTCATAGAATTTTTCAAGAAATACATTTAAATTTTCAGATCTGTTCATTTCATTTTTTAAGTATGAAGATATATGTTTGTCAAATTCTTTGTCGATTAATCTTACAAGTCCTAAACAATTAACTTCGTTATTATCATTTTCGAAAAATGCAAATTTATTATATTTCTTTCCAATTAATTCATTCATAAGTATTTTAAACCTATAAAATTTTCAAGAGTATAATCTATACTCGGTATATTTGTTTGAACAGACAACAAAAGTGATCCATTAAACGTGATATTTTTGTTATTTATATCAACACTTGATATTGAAAAAACAAAAGGAGTTCTTGTTTGTGGATAACTAAAAGAGTTTTCTAAATATAATCTATATTTTACTTTTATCTTCTCTCTTGAATTTCTTAAAATGTATTCTAGTTGTCTAATCTCTGCAAAACCGACTGCTGCAAATGCTATCGTTATATTTAAATTTGCATTTTCTTCATAAGCTGGTAATTGAATAACAAAATTCGAAGGCTTAAATGTTTTTAATAAACCTTCTTCTGTTGTTAGTTCTAAATCTTGCTGATATTTACATAATGTAATATTAGTATCAGTTTCTTCATGAATTATCTCAACAGTCTCTATAACAGTATTTCTATTTTTTCCTTTATAATTGTCAAGTAAATTTTTATTTAACATTTAATATATCCTCCTTTTAATTTTTTTCCATTTCATACTTTTTATTAAAAACTTTATCAGTCTCTGAATGTCCGGTATGAACTCGTGAAGCAAGCATTTTATCTATTTGTTCTATCATTCCAACAGTAATAACTGTATCTCCATTGCTTTGTTTTTCTGCATTTATTTGTTCGGAAGAGTGGTTATTTATAACAATATTTCCAGATTTACTTGCAGATCCGTCTTGTCTTACACCAAGTTGACCTTTGCTATTTTTCGCAAGAGGCATAATAGCCTCTGGACCAGCTTCACCCATTAAGCCCGTTTTTCCTCCGCTCATTGGAAAGTATGTTGGACTTGAAACAACTCCTCCTGTTGCGAATGCTTTTACAGAACCGCCTTCAA